ATTGCTGATGCAGCGGCCCTTCGTGAGCAAGCAATCAAAAATGCAGAGCAATCTGTACTCGACAAATACTCAAAGCAAATCAAAGAAGCAGTTGACCAAATGCTCGAGATGGACGATGCTCCCAACAAAGCAAATGAAATTATCAGCGAAGTTGAAGAAGAACTAATGCAAGAAGAAGAAGCTCCAGCAATGGGTGATGCCGCGGCAGCACCTGAATCTTCTATCGAAGCTCCTCCAGCATGGGATTCTCGTTTTGATGATATCTCAATGAAACTAACCGCAATGGTCGATAACCTTCCAGAAGATGAAAACGGAATGATTGAATTAGATCTCGGAGATTTCTCAGTGCCTCAAGATGAAATGGCAGCTGCAGAAGGAGCTCCAGAAGAGCCCCTAGGAGACCTTTCAGGCGATCTTGGAGACCTTGAAGGGGAAATACCCGCGGAAGAAGGCGGAGACGATTTAGACAACCTTCTTGGAGGTCTAGAAGACGAACCTGAAGACCTTGAGTTACAAGAAATGATTGAATTACTTGGCGATGTTTTGGAAGAAAAAATCGATTTTGATCCAATTAAAAATGAAATGGGTCACAACATGACAAATAGATCAAGAAGAGAATTCAATCAACAGATGGCTGAAATCATCTATGAAGAAGAATCCGAAGAAGAATCTTCCGAAGAGTCAGATGACGAAGAAGTCATGGGACACATTAACGAATTACATGAGACCATAGAGTCCTTGACGCGTCAAAACAAACAACTAGAACGCGTCCTTTCCAAACTTGAAGAACATATGGACGAGACCCTATTGTCAAACGCAAAACTTTTATATCAAAACCGCACTCTAAGCGATGCCTCCCTGAATGAGCGACAAAAATCTAAAATTGTCGAAGCCATTGCTAATGCGGAGTCACCGAAAGAAGCTAAAAATCTTCATGAGACACTCAGAGCTACAGTGGGATCGACGCCTAACAGCAAGAAAGGTCCACAATCACTTAGCGAGTCCGTCAACAGAAGATCGAACTTAAGTTCTATGCTGAATTCAAGACAAAACATTAACGAAAGCAAGCAGAGCATTGATCCTTTTATGGAGAAGATGCAGAAGCTTGCGGGCATTAAAAAATAACATTTAGGAGAAATAAAATGTCTATTATCGAAACTCTTACAGAGGGCGTTGTAAACCGCAATTTGCAACAAGAAGGCGCTGCTCTGTTAAACAAGTGGACTCAAACTGGTCTTCTTGAAGGACTCAATGAGTCACAAAAACAAAACATGGCTGTATTACTTGAGAATCAAGCTAAGTCATTGTTGAAAGAATCAAACACAATGGCTGGTGGAAATATCGAAGGTTTTGCTGCTGTTGCTTTCCCAATCGTTCGTCGTGTATTCGCTGGATTGATTGCTAATGATCTCGTAAGCGTCCAGCCGATGTCATTGCCATCTGGTCTGATCTTCTTCCTTGACTTCACTTTTGGAGCAAACATTGGAGATGGAGCTTCCGCGGCAAATCGTTTCGGAAACGCAGTAGATGCATCTATCTATGGTACTAACCGCGTTGGTTCCCAAATCACTGGTGGTGTAAACTTGGTTGATAGCAACAAAAACGATCTTTCCGGTCCTGGTCGTGGCGGTATGGTTGGATATGCCTTTGGTTCTCCAACTGGAAGTTCCACCCTTACCACTAGTGCGAAAGTTCTCAGAACTTTTGCCTTAACAAGTTCAATGACTCATCAACAACTTAAAGACATCAGGTTTGATGCTGACGTTCTTAATCTTCAAACAACTCTAGGTACTACTGCGACACACGCTGCCGCTGTTATTCAAATTCCATTATCAGATGTTAGCCCTTCTGATGGCGGATCCGTTGCTGACTTAGATAACTTTTCTGCATACAGAGTAAATGTTGCCGATGCTACATTCGCAACTTCGACAGGAGACGCAGTTACATCAGCCGATTCAACACTTGTTAGACGCCTAACTCACTTAGATCCTGATGATTCTACTAAATTATTGATGGTTTTTGTTGGTAATACTGGCTCTACTGATGAAATTCGTGTAGGATCTGCTGGTGGTGGTGTTGCTGATGATACAGCATTGGCCGATGGCAACTCGACTATCGAAGTTCCAATCAAAGACACTTATGAACGCGGTGGAGCACTTGGTTCTATTCAAGGTGGAGCTGAATTTGGTTTGGAAGCTGAGGTCAAAATCCCAGAGATCGACATCAAGGTTGATTCAATCGCGATCACAGCACAAACCAAAAAGTTGAAAGCAAAGTGGACTCCAGAATTGGGTCAAGACTTGAACGCTTATCACAACATTGATGCTGAGGTTGAATTGACTTCTATCCTTTCTGAGCAAATCGCTCTTGAAATCGATCGTGAAATCTTGGCTGATCTTGTAAATGGTGCTACTGCTGCTACTTACTACTGGTCTCGCTCACCTGGTTTGTTCTTGAACCGCGAAACTGGTGCTGAGGTTGGTGCTGGTGCTGCTGCTCCTGACTTCACTGGTACCGTGTCTGAATGGTATGAAACTTTGGTTGAGACAATCAATGACGTATCTGCTCAGATCCACAGAAAGACATTGCGTGGTGGTGCTACTCACATCGTTTGCTCTCCTGAAGTTGCTAACATTCTTGAGTTCACTGCTGGTTTCCGCGCTAACGTTACTGCTGACGCTGACAAAGGTGATATCGGTGCCGTTAAGGTTGGTTCTTTGAATCGTAAGTTCGACGTTGTTGTTGATCCTTACTTCCCACGTAACGTTATCTTGGTTGCTCGTATCGGTTCTTCATTCTTGGAGTCTGGTTACGTTTATGCTCCATACGTTCCGTTGCAAACTACACCAACCATCTTTGGACCAGAAGACTTCGTTCCTCGTAAGGGAGTCATGACTCGCTATGCGAAGAAAATGGTTCGTCCTGATATGTATGGCTTGGTTATCTGCGGTGGATTGTTGGGTGAGTCTGGTGCTTCCTAAGCATTAGAATAATCATTCGAATAAAAATGGCCCTCGGACTTCGGTTCGGGGGTTTTCTATTTTAGACACTATTTATTAAGAAATCTGGGAGAATTTTATGAAACCAAAAATGAAAAGAATTTGGGCTGCTAAACAAAAAGCTGCCAAAGAAGCTCAAGCAAAGCAACTTGCCGAAGAAGCAGCAAAAGCAGAAGCCGAGAAGAAAGCTGCCGCTGAAGCAAAAGCAAAGAAAGAAGCCGAAGCCGCTGCCAAAAAGAAAGCGGAGGAAGAGGCAAAACAAAAAGCCGAGAAACCTAAAAGGTCATCTCGCAAAAAGAAAGAAGAGAAATCCTCCGAAGATTAAAACGTTTGTTTCATTTCGTATCTCTTGACCTCCGTTGCTTAGCTTCGGGGGTTTCTTTATTTTCAAACTAATTAATGAGACGGAGGATATTACATGAGTTTCCCTGATTTAACCCCAACATCAACGCAATCTGCGATTGTGTTACCAATTAGCGCGTCTTCAGACAGCATATCGGATGCAGAGCTTACAAGCTCTTTAGCTATCGGATACTATACCGGAAATGCTTTTATAGCAGGCGCAAGAGCCCAAGTCGCTTTTACATACAAAAGGTTGGGAGGAGATATCCTTGACATTGAGTTGACCGCCAGAAACGTCTTCAATCACTACGAGGAGGCCGTCTTAGAGTATTCCTACATCATGAACCTCCATCAAGCGCGGAACTCACTAGGGAGCGCCCTAGGCGGTCCTACAGGGTCATTTGAGCACAAGGGTAACCTAACAGCCGGTGAGGACATTGCTCTCAAATATCCCAAGTTTCAATTCGACTATGCCTTTAGAAATGCTGACAAGTTTTCTTCTGAGGCATTGGTTGGAGGAACCGAACCCGTTTATTCAGCATCATTTGCTAGTGTAACAAATCAGCAAGAGTATGACTTACAAAGCATTGTTAGCTCCTCGCAATCCGGAGAAGCATGGGATGGAATGGGAAATAAACGAATTAAGATTAGACAGGTGTATTATGTATCACCTCAACAAATGTGGAGATTTTATGGCTATTATGGCGGCCTTAATG